ACCCTCGCCAACGCCTGCGCCGTAGCGGTGAACAGCACGACCGTCTAACTTGCCCAGACCAGCGTTCTTGTCGCTCTTGCTGGCTTTCGCCATATAGACGAACGGTGGGAAATCAACCTCGTCGTCATACTGCGTTTGGGTGAAATAACGGCTTGCACCGCCCTTTTCGCTCTTGCGCCCTACGCCCTCGTATGTGGATTTTCCACCACCGAACTCACCAAAACCAGCGGTCGTCGTCTTAGTCCAATGTCCAGCCGTGCGTAATCCGCTTTGCTCGTCAAGCAACTTGACGGGGCAACCGTCTACGCACTCCCAGACCTCTGTGGTGATGTTCTGTCCGACAAAACCGTCGCCCTCGTAGCCATTTACAAATCCCGAACTCGCCTTTGCGCCACCGCCTACGATTTCACTATCCTCACCGACCTTTTGGCACTCTGAGGCGTGAGTGAATAGAGTGTTGGCTGGGAAGCGACCAAGTTCTTTGAGTTTGGCTAAGGCCTCTTGCTGTTCGGGGCTTTCCAATATCCGTGCGTTGTATTCCTCGTCGGTTTCACCATCACGGCGAGTGGATAACTTTGCGATAGGGCGACCCTTTAGGTTGTCAAAGTTTTCGCCAGAGGTTCCTACTCGTGTTGCGTCAATGTTTATTCCACCAACTCCCCACGCCAGAACGTTCCGAGCGACCGTTCCCTCTAAAGGCTTACGGGCAACAATGATTGGTTCGTGTGAGGGTTTGAGTGCTGTTCCCCAGCCCATCCACTTCTTAGCCTCGTCGGTGGTCGGTTCCAAATCAAGCGAGCCGTGCGACTGATAATCGGTTGGGCGATTACCTTGTTCGGCGTTGGCGGTAATCATATTGTTTGTTCCGCCCTGCACCTCACGGATTTCACCATTGAGTTTGTGAAAGTCGTTCCACGACGCAGACCCGTTCAGCAGAGTTCCCTCAATGCCTTTGGCGACGTTATACGATTTCGGAAATCCTGAACCATAAGTCCAATGAATACTGTCTCGCACCTCAAATCCAGCATCCTCAATCGCTACCGCAATACGGTGGTATGTCCTAGTGCCACCAAAAGCGAGCAAATGCCCACCCGGTTTCAGCACACGCAGACACTCTTGCCAAACGGCGACGTTATAAGCGATACCAGAGGCATCCCAAGATTTCCCCATAAAGCCCAACTCATACGGGGGGTCTGTGACGACGCTATCGACACTGTTGTCGGGCAACGTCTTTAGGGTTTCAAGGCAATCACCTTGTAAAAGCATTAGAACAACCTATTCTGCGTGTTTTCGTCACGCTGTTTTTTAGCCCACTCAACTCGTGCTTCAATGATTTCCCAGTAGTCGGGAGTGATTTCACTACCCACCCATTCGCAATTTTCCAAAATGGCGGCTACAGCCGTTGTGCCAGAACCGAGAAACGGGTCTAGCACTACACCGTTTGGAGGCGTTACAAGGCGGATTAGGTGGCGCATAAGCGACGTGGGCTTGACGGTGGGATGGAAGTTGCTCTGCTTGGCAACACCCTTTTCAGCAAAGGTTCCCATACCCGTTTCTGTGCGTTCATCAGGGCGACGTTCCACCATGCCTTCTAGTCCAGCGTTTCGGTCTGCCTTGCTTGCCTTTGCCTGATAGATAAATGGTGGAAAGTCTATGTCATCGTCGTATTCGGTTTGGGTAAAGAAACGGGAGGCTGAACCGCCGTCGGCGTGATGTGTGGAAAGACGGTCATGGTGTTTTTCTGCCCCGTACAAACCCACGCTTTTGCTTTGCTGAACATAGGGACTGGGCGACTTGCTCTCTGGGAAAAGGTTGGCTGGGCAGCCTTCGGCGCAGTTCCAAATGGTGCTTTCTACGCTTGATTCTGTCTTTTCGTAGTCGGGGTTTTTCACCTGACCAAAACCCGACCACTCCTCAATTTTGTTTATGGCTACGGTTTCGCTCTTTGTGCCTACCTGTCGGCAGAGGGGCGAGTGGGTGATAATTGTGTTGGCAGGCCAGCGACCGACAACTTCGCTTTCACCTAATTTGGCTATCGGTGCGCCATTGCCGAAATTATTGCCGTGTTGGTTGCTGAAATCGTTGATGTTGTTCTTGCGAACTTCGTTTCCAACCCGTGTGCCGTCAATGTTCAGCGCACCCGTTCCCCATTTCACTACGTTCTTGGCGACGGTCTTTTCGCTTAGGGGCTTGCGAGCGACGACAATGGGTTCGTGGCTGGGCTTTAGGGCTGTTCCCCAGCCTTGCCAGCGTTGGGCTTCGGGGGTGGCAGGGGCGGTGATGTTTGCTGTTGCCGAGCCACCCATACTGTCCGAGAAGCCAACGGGGGAGTTTGCCGTTTCTGACGGGCGTCTAGCAGCGTATCGGTTTTGACCCACCACTTCACGCTCGGCTCCGGCCGCCTTGTCTATCGCCTTGCTCACGTCCAGCGATTTCGGGAAGCCGGAGCCGTATGTCCAGTGGATACTGTCTCTAATCTCAAATCCAGCGTCCTCAATGGCAACTGCTATGCGGTGATACGTTCGTGTTCCGCCAAAGGCAAGTAAGTGACCGCCCGGTTTCAGCACCCGTAGGCATTCCAACCAGACCTCTACGTTGTAAGCAATGCCCGTGCTATCCCACGACTTCCCCATAAATCCAAGTTCGTATGGGGGGTCGGTCACAATGCTGTCGACCGAGTTGTCGGGCAGGGATTTCAGCGTGACGAGACAGTCGCCTTTGAGCAACATTAGAACAACGCCTCTTGCGTGGTCGTAGGCGTTTCCACCTGCGTTTGCGCCCATTCGGTGCGCCCCTCAATGATGCCCCAATAGTCCTCTGTGAGTTCGCAACCGACCCATTGGCAGTTTTCCAGCACCGCAGCAACGGCTGTCGTTCCGCTTCCCAAGAACGGGTCAAGAACCAGACCGCCTTGTGGTGTTACCAGACGAACCAAATGACGCATAAGGCTTACGGGCTTTACTGTCGGGTGAAAGTTCTTTGCTGGGGCTTTGATGGAGCCGAACTTGTCGCCTGCCTCAGTTAGACCACCGCCACCAACGGTTTGCTTGGTTTCCAAATCACCTAGTCCAGCGTTGCGCTCACGGGTAGAGGCTTTGGCTTGGTAGATAAACGGGGGAAAGTCAATGTCGTCGTAGCCCGTGTTGGTGAAATAGCGTGACGCACCGCCACTGTCGCCCATTGTGCGTGCTTGATTTGGCTTGTCTTTGTGAGTTCCGCCTGCGCCGAACGCCCCGATTTCACTACGCCCACGAACCGCAGGGAACACGCCACCGGGTCGGATACCGCTTTGCTCGTCTAGGTCAAGAACAGGACAGCCCTCAACGCACTCCCACACGTCGCTTTGGATTTCCGTCGGCGTGGTAATGGCACGGTTGGTTCCCCAGCCGTCGGCTTGCTTCTCCGTAGTGAAATCTGTGTTGGTCGCCATTTGTTTGGTGCGGGTTCCAATTTGGACACACTCAGGCGAGTGGGTCAAGATGGTGTTCGCAGGCCAACGACCGACAACTTCGCTTTCACCTAACTTGGCAATAGGTTCGCCGTTTCCCCATTGGTTGCCGTGTTGGTTGCTGAAATCGTTGATGTTGTTCTTGCGAACTTCGTTTCCAACCCGTGTGCCGTCGATGTTCAGTGCGCCCGTGCCGTAGGTCAGAACATTGTTCGCCACCGTTCCAATAACAGGCTTTCTAGCAACAACTACAGGCTCGTGCGACGGTTTTAGGGCAGTTCCCCAGCCTTGCCACTTCTTTGCTTCGTCAGTGGCAGGGGCGGTGATGTCCCATGTTTGGTATTCAGTTTCACCACCGACTGAAGGCAGCGCCGATTTGCCAGTGGTGCTTCGAGCCTTAGTATCGCTTCCCACCACTTCACGGTTCTTGTAGGCAAACCACTCGATGCCCGTGCGCTCTGCCACTAGTCGCTCGATTTCCTCTGGAACTTCGGGGAGCAATGGGCGAAGTAAGTCAAACAGGTCTGCGGTGGCTATTTGCGGTTGGTCGTAGCGAAGATAATGACTACCGACATCAGATTTACCTATTGCCTCATTTATTTGATTGGCATTTAGTCCGGTTGAGCGCATCCATTCCACGAAACGGTGTTGACGCTGGCGGTTCTCGCCCATGCCCTTGTCTATCGCCTTGCTGATGTTCATAGATTTCGGAAAGCCTGAACCGTATGTCCAATGGATGGAATCACGGATTTCAAACCCTGCATCCTCAATGGCGACGGCGATACGGTGATAGGTGCGAGTGCCACCGAACGCCAAAAGGTGTCCGCCGGGTTTCAGCACACGGAAGCATTGTTTCCAAACTTCCACGTTGTAGGCGATACCGCTGGCATCCCAGCCTTTGTTCATAAAGTTTAATTCGTATGGTGGGTCGGTGACGACCGAATCAACTGAGTTGTCTGGTATCAGCAACAGTTGTTCTAGGCAGTTCCCTTTGAGTAAGCCAGTAGTCATGTTTCCACCTTACAAAAAATCTAAGGGGCAATAGTAGACACCGGAATACTTATTCACACCCGTCGCTAGACCACGGGCTGAAACCGTCACGCTTGTAATACCAAATAGCGACCTCAGCCTGCTGTTCTGGCGTTGCGTAAATGGCACTAGAAACAGGAATACCAAGAGCGTTTGCGCCGTATTTCCAAATGTAGGGCAAGAACTGGTAAAGACCCTCTGCGCCCGACGATACGTTCACAGACGTGGGGTGATTACGGCTCTCGGCGTATCGGATACAGGCAAAGGTGTATTGAGCCGACTTTGGCAGTATCCGCATAGGGTCGTCTGCTGATGGCTCGTATGCCGTTGGGTCTGTGTTCCACGTCTGCCACAGGGGTATGCCGACGTTATAGCCTTCACCATAAACGTGAGCCGTAAAGTGTCGCTCTGGCATGGGGTCTGCCACTACTGCTGGCTTCACCACGACTGGCTTTGCCTTGATGGCGTGATGGGTCACAACGACGGACATAACAAATGCCCGTGTTGCCTGAATACTCGCAGTCTTGCGCTGAACAGCATCCGCCTTTGGCGACGTGTTGCTCAACAGTCCTGCGACCGTGATTATGGCTATGAGGGCTATAAGCAACCCTCTAGCCACCGACCTCATCGGCCCCCAATGGTCGGGGAATACAAACTTCTACTTACGTTGATGGATTGCATAGCAACCACCTTTCTTGGGTAGTCACGCCCGAAAGCGTTTATACAAGGTTACACGAAGGTGAAAGCCCAAGTCAAGTATTTAGTTGTTTCCCCTGATGAGAGGTGATTATCGGGGTTGTGGCGGTATGGTTCCCGACTTGACGTATTCAGAACCGCCGTTGTTCCAAAAGTCGTTCCACGAAGGCAACACCTCATTGAGAACAATGTTCTTTTGGTTGTCCGTCAAGTCTTTCATTTTCAGCAGACCGTTGATAGCGTCGTTCGTCCGGCTCACCGTTGCTTGGTCAATGTTGCTCGTTCGTATGACCTTGAACAAATCTTCTGGCGAGGGCGTTCCGTGAAAAGCGTTTCCACCATCAATGCCCAGAACGCTACCGTCTTTCTGAACCATAATGTTTCCACGATTACGGTCGTAATTTCCAGTGACAGTATCCAGCCACCTAATTTGCCCCATGCCTTCACTCATCATTACGGACATACGTTCGGCGTATGGTGATGTAATCGTTGTGTGACCCTCAATGTAGGGGTGTATGGTGTCTTTGTTGCTACCGGCGACGAACGCTGCGTCACGGATAGGTGTTCCAATTGCCTTGCCGATACGGGCTTGTAGAACCTCTGCGTCGGCGTTTTCGGCAGTCTCGTTGTGTTTCACTACACCGATAGAGCCGTCTTTGAGGCGCACCGTGTCAAATCCTTTGTTCAACGCACCGCCCCACTTTTCCCGTCTGGTCAAGGTTTCAGCAACCTCTGTCGACTTTAGACCGACAAACGAACTCTTTGGCGGTTCGACAATTTTAGGGGCTTTCGATTCACGGGGCGGTTTTGGCGTTGTCGTAATGTTTTCACCAGCCCTACGATTACGCCACGCCTCAATGGCATCCATGCCGTTGCCTTGTTCGTACTGGTTGCCGTGAAATTCATGACCCGGAACGTCGCCCTTTTTCACCTCTTGGTCGTCATAAACGGCGTTCAAAAGTTGATAGTGGATTTGGCTCGCTTCGTCAGCATCACCAGACTTTTCGGCTTCTTTTTCTTTTTTCCAAAGGCTCCACCATTTAGTCGCCTTTGTTATTTCACCTTTTGGGGTATCGTCCGCCAGTTCGGGGTTCGGCTCAAAGGCTTCTGACCACTCGCCTGTGGCGTAGTCGTATGCCTTGTCTCCCAGAATCATTGTCGGCCCGTCAAAGCCGTCGGTAAAGCCAACGCCACCCGACCAATCCGTCGGTGCGTTTTCACTAGACACGGCCTTCTGCGTCCAGCCGAGTGCGCTAGCGAGGGCGTTCACTGCGTCGGTCTTGGGCAGTTCTGGCATACGGTATGCACAATACGCCTCAGCAACGGTATCCGCAAGTGACGTGGTTCCGTATTCGGACATACCCCGTTCGGCAATCCACGAGGCGACGGCGGTTCCCTGCAAATCAGCACCGCCAGCACCGTTTTTCATAAGCCAATCCAATGCGCCAGCACGGTCTTTCAGCGTGCCGTCGGGCATACGGAAACTAGAGTTTCGACCCATTTGGTTCCGATAGCCCTGACGTTCAGCACTTGACAGACGTTCCTCATTGAGATGACCGCCGAGACTAGCCAGACCCTTATATACGCTGTCCATAGACAGACCCCGACTAAAGAAATCCGAGTGTCCGAGTTCGTGGGTGACGATTGCCTCTAGAGCCTTGTCTTTGGTGGCAAAGCAGGTATAACTAGCGAATTGGTTGGCGAACGCCGATGGTGAAATAGATTGGTCGTGAGCCTCACGCAACGCCTGTTCCATTGGCGAGTTTCCACCTGTCTTGAAGTTCGACATTGTGCGCTCTAACGCACCATCCACACGGCTCTTAGGCATAATCTCAACGGTGTTCGGGTTCTTGGAACTGACGTAGCCCAGAGCGTTTGAGGTTCCCCTAGTAATGTCTTTCGGGGCGAAGTTGATGGTCTTGCCCGTCGCATACTTGTCTATCGTTTGAAGCATTGTGTGGGCTTCGGGGTCGGATGGTTTCCACGACCCTCTAGTGGAAAATACCGCCGAGTTCCCTGCGTCACTCTTTAGCGTTATACGCCCGTCTGCCTTGCTGACGGTGTGCCAGCCTGCTGGTAAGCCCTTCTCGGCTGTAGAGGGCGTTTGGGGGGCTTTGGGGGCAGGTTGAGGCTTGGGTGCTGTTGCTGGTCGAGGCGCACGAGGAGCCGGTGCTGGCTTTGGGGCAGATGGGGTGCGAGTAGTTGTGGTTCCACCACCATTACGGCGGTTTCGCCATGCCTCAATGTCGCTCATGTCCACCGTGTCAATGTGTTGCGAGAGGTCTTTTACACCAGCCTCGCCCGTAGTCCACTGATTGCCGTGAAACGGGTGTCCGGGGTCGTCGCCTTTGGTGATAACTGATTTGGAAACGTTTGGCTTGTATTCCGTAAAAGAACTGGATTCAGAACGGGCTTGTGCCATTTGGGGGCTATTCCACCACTTAGAGCCGTCATCGGTGAGCATCCCTTGTTCGGGTGTTGCGCCGGGGTTGTTCGCCGCCATGACGTGATACATAGAGGTTGCCAAGCCATTGCCCCGTGCGCTTGGGCTGGTTTCCACCATTTGAATGTGGGGGGTCTTTTCGCCGTCGGCTACGGCATAGTCAAGGTGACCCACAACATTTCCATTAGCGTCGTGAGCCGTTACTTGGTAGTAACTCTGACCACCGCCAACGTCGGTTTGCGTATGCCTAATTGTGTATCCATTTTTTTCACCAGACACTTCGGCAAATGTTCCGCCATCGACGTGTGGCATCGCAGTTGCGTGTAAAACCGTTCCGTCAGACGTGGTTAGGTCGGCGTGGTGATACGTCTTGTTCCCGTATCCAACGCTGGTTCCTGTTTCTGTCCACTGGTTCCCGTGAAACTCGTGCCCTTGAACATCGCCTTTTTGAACCTTGTTCAGTCTTTCCACCACTGACTTAGCCCACGAATAGCCTGCGTCGCCACCCCACGCATACCACGCCACCTTGCCGGGGCTTGGCTCATCCCAGTGAGGTGATTTCTTGTCTGGCTGGTGGCGGTCAAAGTATGCCTTCATCCGTCGGATAGTCACCTCTGAAACGCTTGCCCCACGAGCGAGGTCAGAGGCTCGCTTGCGACCGACAGAGGTGAAACCGGAACCAGCCTTGCCGTCAGCCATCCACTCCAAAGCCTTTTTGGCTGCGTCTTGAACACCCTGCGGTGGCGTGAAAGCGTCTTTCTTTATGGTTTGTGGAAATGCCTTGTCAAAGGTTGCCACCATAGCGTCGGCGTATTCTTTTTCACCGGAACTAAGGGTGGGGTCATTTTGGAAATCGTGAAGTGCGTTGCCCATTTCACTAAGACGGTCTGGTGATATCTTCCATTCCTTCGCCACCGCAGCAAGTTGACGTGGTTGCGCCCAATTTTCATCGTTGAATGCTGATGAATGGTCAATGCCAACAAGACGTGCGGTAGAAATCTTGGCGGCTTCTGAACGCAATAACGGTTCTTTGGGGTCAATGCCGGTGACCATTACGTTTCCACCATGACGGTCTGGGTTAGAAATCAACGTGTCAAACAGGGCTAGTTCGCCCATTTGCTGACGAAACTTCTCCGGTACGTCTTTGGGGCTGGCAGTTGGTGTTTCTGAACCTAAATCAAGCCACGACTGTCCTTCTAAGTGTGGTTGCAGAATGGCATCTGGTCGCCCGTCAATGCGAACGGCATCACGAATTGGAATGTCTAGTGCTTTGCCAACCTTTGCGGCAAGGGCTTCGTTCCACGCTTGACGCTTTGCTGATGGGCCGCCCCAACCGTCATTTTGGAATACCTTGACAATGCCCTTTTCGCCATTACCCAGCGTGACTTTTTCCATCGCCTTTGCCTGTGCGCCACCCTCAAAAGCGTATTTGGTGGAATCTTTTATTTCGGTAGACCCAAGTTTGACAAATTGGTTTCCGTGAAACTCGTGACCTGAAACGTCACCTTTTTTCACTACGCTCTGTTCCACGATTTGTAAATCCGCAGCAAGACTGGCGAGGTTTGCCAGCATATTCTCGTATTTGTCCATCATTTGTAATTGGGCGAAATACGGCTTCGTGGTTTCCAGCAGTGGTTGTATGGCACGAACGTCGTCAGATGTCACACCCTCGTTGTATAGGCTTGCCAGCAGTTCAGGCTTTGGGGGACGAAGGCGGAAGTTGCAGAGAGCGTGGTCAATGCCGACAATGCCGTTTGAGGTGAACATAAGGTTCTTTGGTCGGCGGTCAGAGTTAGCAACAAAGTGGTCAAAGATTTGTAGTTGGATACCTTGTGGGTCGTTTGGAACGTCTTTTCCACCTAAGTCCTTGCCAGACTGCCCAACCACGAACGGCATAATCACACTGTCGGCGTTCTTTGAGGTGAAAAGGCAGTCACGAACGGGTGCGTCAAGAGCCTGTCCTACACGGGCGGCTAAGTATTCTTGGGCGGCTAGTAGTTCAGCAGGATAGTTGCGCCCCGTCTTGTTGCCCACCCAGTCCTTCATTGACTTCTCAATGCCGAACGAGCCATCAGCAAAGCGAACTACGTTGAACCCGTCGTTCTGGTTGCCCTCAAAGTGTTCTGACGACGGCTGGCGACTAACAATATCGGTGTTAGTGAAACCTACGAACCCATTACTTGACATACTTGGGCGTTGAGGTGGCGAGCCACTGCTCGACAGAGGTAGGCGGAGTTGGCTTGGGCAAGAACTGACGACCATTTACCAAACGCCAACGGTTTGCCAATGGGCGTGAGCAAGTAGCGCAGACGTTCTTTTGGCTTGCCCCAGAGGTGAAAGAGCCATTGAACGAGCCGTCGGCGTTGCGACCAATCCACGCTGGCGGCACCTTGACTGTGTTCTGATGCCCAGAGGCGCAAATGGTGGTGAAAACGGCGTTGTAAGGGTCAAAGTGTCCAATACCGCCGGATGAGTGCTGGTTGCCACGAAAGACGTGACCATGAAAGTCGCCTTTGTAGAACTCGGCATATACGCCCTCTGTGCCGAGAAGGCTGTCTCTAGTGAAATCGTTTGCGCTTGCCATTATTGAGCATCCTCGCTAGTCCAGTCCGAGTGTGGTTCAGCACTCGAATCACTTGTGTCGTCGGGAACGAGGTCAGTTCCCGTGGGGTTTGGGTTGTATTCGGGGGTGTGCGTTGATTGCCCCTCACCGAGCCAGCCCCAGTCTTGCGCCCCTTGCTGAAAAGGTGGGTTCTGATACTGCGTTCCGGGGTAGGCAGGAACCGCCCCGTTCGCCTTAGCCATTTCAGCAGGGCTGTGTTGTTCTGTGTTGTTGTCTAGGAAAGAGCAATACTTGGCAAGTTGGTCTTGTGCGTCAGCGTGGGAATTGAGAATGTCGGCGTTTCCACCAGTTTCTCCCTGTGCGGCCTTGCGATACGCATCCGCAGCATCACTGTGCGTAAAAGAGGCACTTTGCCACTTTTCCAAACGGCGAAGTCCGTCGCCCTGTGCTGAAAGAGCCTTTGCCTGTGCGATATATGTCGCAGTTCGGGGGTTGGGCTGATTTGGAAGGTCGCCAGAGAACGGGGCGGACTTCTTTAGACCCATACCCACGATTTCCCTGTCTAGGAAGCGTTGCCCTTCCTCAAGTGCGCCAGCCTCGCTTTGACCGAACATTACGTCGCCAAAGTGCCTGCCATTTTTGCTATCCACAAAGGTCGCTAAGTCGTGGTGATTCCACCCGTTCTTGATAGCGGTTGCCTGAATCAACTTGTCCGCCAACTTGATACGGTCAGCACCTGAAATGCCGTTGGAACGCAGGTAGTTGCCACGCTCGCCCAGATAGCCGTAGCCCTTGCCGATTTCAGCATTAGTCATCTTGTCTAGAACGCCGTGAATATCGGTCTTGTCCGTGACGGCTTCTTTGGGGTCGATTCCAGCACCCTTGAGAGCAGACGTGTATTGATTGCCGTGAAACTCATGCCCCGGCAAATCGCCCTTTTCTACGGGCTTGTGATACGTTCCACCACGACGCTTGTATTCCTGAACGACCCAGCCGTTAGCGACAGCCGACGGATACACGTCAAACTTGCTCTTTGCCTCTGAAATCACCTTGTTGTAGAGGTCTTGGTCATCCGGCTCGCCCTTGCGGTCAGAAATCAACTTTGTGTAGTCAGGCTCGTCTGCCTTAGCGATTTCACCACTTGCCTTGCCTGCTGGCTCGCCAGTGGCATCAATGTGACGAAGTTGGCAAAAACCCTCTGGGTTGTCAATGTGTTGACCGGCAATAGCAACGCAGTCCTCAAAGTCGCCGGGTTGCCCCCAGTTGATTTGTCCATCAGCACCAGCGTTATACCAGTCACGAAGTGCTTGGGGGTTCCCAGCCTTGTGAATAGCAATTTCGTTAGTCATACCGAACTCCATAGTGGTTTATCGGCATTACTTTACTACGGGTTTGGTGAAATCCCCATTAGAAACCTAGAAAGTCCTTGACCTCATCGCCCGTCAAAAGCATAGGCAAGGTGAAAGTATTGCCGTCAGTCCAGTTGTCGGAAAAGTAATCAAATACTTGCTGGTCGCTTTCAGCAGGGTTGCTCTTGCGATAGGCAGATACAAACACTTTTGCCGTGCCAGCGATTTCAGCAATGGTTCCGTTGTTTATAGAGATAAGACCCGTTGAGCCTTCACTCGGCATACCCATTGAGTAGAAGTAGATAATGTTCATCGCAAACATCTTACCAAAGACAAAGCCCCCCATACCTATTTCACTAGGCACAGGGGGCTTGTCTTAGTTTGGAAACTAGGCGGTCTGCGCCAAAGCACGTTCCTCAGCGTCAGCCTTTGCTGATGCGCCAGCGGAAAGGGTGCGCAGGGTGCGAGCGTTCTCTTGGTAGGCGTTGGCTTCGGTGTGTGAAGCGTCGGGGTGACCCTCATCAGCCTTGAGACGCATAACCATCTCATTGCCCTTTTGTGTTCCCTGAGCCTTCATGTAGGACTTGGCGGCGGCACGGTAGTGGTCGGCTGCGGTGCGGTGGTCACCAGCACGGGAAGCAATGTCGCCAGCCTTGACGTGACTGTCGGCTTCCTTGCGCATTTCGGCAGCGTTGGTGTTGTATCGCTTGATGGTGTTCTTCCAACCCTCACGCTCGTGCATCAGGTTTGCGCCAGCCTTTATACCACCCGTCCACTGATTGCCGTTGAACGTGTGTCCGTCCTGTGCGCCCGAACCGGGGCCACCCTTAGCGATGTAGGACAGGAAACCAGCCGACTTCTCAAACTCACGGGTAAGCAGGCTCTCGGTGCTGAACGCCTTAGCCATTGGGGTGCTGTCGTCTGCGCTGGAGTCGTCCTCGTAGTCGCCGTCCTCGTTGCCGGTGACCCACGACTGTGGAACCATACCGTCGTTCATACCCTGACACATCGGGCAAGAACTGTCGTCACCCGACATACACGATGGGCAAAGGACAAGCACTGCGCCCTTAGCGATTTGTCGTTCAATACTCTTAGTCATACTGCTGTCGGCTCCTGTCCAACTCTCTGGGATAGCGTCCGTCGCCCCCAACGCCTTTGCTTGCGTAATAATGTGCGCCTTTACTTGCGCTGGGTTCTTTGCCCGACCAACCGCCTGAATAGCGTTCGCAAGGTCGCCCTTGTTCTCAATTGGGAAAGAGCCGTCTGGCAATGCCTTTCCAGCAGAAGCCAAAGCCTGACGCTTCTCTGCCGAAAATGCTCGCTTCGTTAGTGAAAAGTCGGGAACCATAACGCCGTCTACGTTCATAATCATGCGTGGCGGAACCTCAACAATGTCGTCAATCTTGGTGGTGTCGTTCGCCTTTGGAACGCTGGAGTCGTCGTCCACCATTTGTCCGTAGCGGTTCTCAATCTGACCCTTAGCAACAGCAAGAACGCCAGCGAGGGCAGACTTGGCAAGGTTCAGGGTTTCACCAGCGGTGCGGACTGCCTTGTCTGCGTCACGGTGACCAGCCAAAGCG